ACGACGCTCTTCCGATCTTATTGAGAATGGTTCCCATTAAGCCGCGACACGCCGTGCAAGTTTGACGTGTGGCGTGTCGTGTGCTAGCGAAAAAAATGGAACGGGGAAACGTGCCGTGTCGGCGTGTCGTGTTTTGTTGTGTGCTATATTTGAGATATCAACAAAAAACATTAGAGAATAGGAAAAATAAAATGTAGTTGTGTTTATTGATGTATTAATTGATGATTATGTGTGGTGATTGACATATAAATAACCCGCTAACTTTTATGGTTAGCGGGTTTATTTTTTATAAGTCCATGATATTGAACGTGAAACAGGTGTTTATTATTTTGTTGGGGCCGCCGTTTGGGCCGCCGGGAAATACGTCTACGACACTGAGTTTGTGGCCGTCGAATTTGACTCGAACCGGAGTCGCGTCATCGAACCATGCTAGCAGAATTTTCCATATTCCGAGGGTGCTTGCGCCGTTGATTTGATAGATTGCGTCGGTTGCCCATTTGATTAGGTGTGCTCGCATGTTAATCGTTACGGTGGTGCCGTTGATGTACACGTTGCACTCGGATACGTTGGTGTCGGTCATGCCGGGGTCTTTGTTGATACTCTCCCAGCGTTCTATTCGTGGTTGCGCTGTGAGGTGGTGTTTTAGGATGTTGGCGATATAGTGGCCGTATCGCGCTGAGCCGTTGGTGTTTGGATGAATATCGGTCATTTCGGTGTCGCGGTATAGACCCCATGAGGGGGCGTCCTTTACAGTCCATGTGTCGGTGTAGTTTCCGGCGTTTAGCATGGTGCTGTAGTTGTGACTTTTGCCGATGGGGTATGTGCTGTCCCATAGCATAGGGATAAAGCAAATTTCGCTGTAGGGGAACAGTCGTTTTGCTTTAGTGAGAGTGTCGGCAACTTCGTTGTAGGTTAGGCTATCGGGGTCATTGCGTCCGCCGCCGATTACCACGTATTTTACACTGGTTTTATTGGTGATTCGTGCGGCGGCTTTATCCAGTTGTTTGCTGAATGTGTTGTCTCCTGTGCTGTCGCCGTTGTGAAAACCGGTGCCCCCGACTGCAAAGTTGTGGCATGTCAAGCCTAGTAGTCGGCTAGCGACTGCTATCATGCTGTCGGTTGCGGGTTTATTGGTGCGGAAGCCCTCAAAATAGCTGTCGCCTATTGCGATTAGCGTATCTTGTACGGTTGGTATTTGTAAGTAACGATTGTCGCTTTCTTTTTTTGTATAGGTGTCGTTTATACGGTTTTTGAGTTGTGTTGCGGTGCTGGTATCGGTTACGCCTAATGCTGTTAGTTTGTTGGTATTGTTTTGTGCTGTTTCGGCGGTGTTGTTTATTTTGGTTTTGAGCTGTGTTGCGGTTTCGGTGTCGGTTACGCCTAATGCTGTAAGATTTTTGGTATTGTTTTGTGCGGTTTCTAACGCTTGCGTAGCTTTACCGCCCGCGGTGTTTGCGTTAGTGTTGATTTTGTACATATTAGCGTCGATAATATTCATTGACGCATTATATTGGTCATTGAGGTTTGCCGCGTCACCGGTTTGATATTTTTCGAGATTGAAGTTTGTTGTGTAGTCGGTCATGTTAGTTGCCCTTCCTGAGATTCGTCGGGTGATTTATTTCCTCTTGCACCTTTAGTTGATGTATTACGCGGTCTAGGGTACGCATTGCGGCGTTGTACCCGTCGCGTAGGTCGGCTAGGTCGCCTGTTTCGTATAGTGGTAGATGATAGAACGGTGTTTCTGTTGCCATGATGGTATGCCCTTACTCGGTCGGCGGAATTGGATAGCCCTCGGCGGTTTTTTTGAGCTTGCTGAGGTCGGTAACGGTGAACGTTTCCGTTCCGGTACGGTTTAATATGTGGTTGAGAGTGGCGCCAAGTGTTTTCGCGTTAGACCCGGTTAGACCTAGCGCGTTTATGAATGCGGCTAGGCCGTCCGGTAGCACGTTACCGTTTAGCGCTAAGTCCGCTTTATCGCTAACGCTTTTTATGGCCGCATCAATTTTATCCATTGACGCATTGTACTGGTCAAGTAGATTTGCGGAGTTTCCCGCCTCATATTTTTCCAGTGCATAATTCGTGGTGTTAACCATGATACTCCTCTTTTATGAAAGTGGCGGGTATTTGTCGCCGGTGGTTGGATTAGTGACACGTGGTGTTGTGTCGTTGAATATGGTGAGGTTGCCGATTGCCGGTGTTTCGTCGGTACGGTGCTCGGATAGTTTGCCGGTGTTGATATCGGCTATTTGAGTGACGCGCGCGCCGTACACCGCTAGTTCGCGGTACAAATCGCGTAGTGCTGTTTTACTGTCAGTGTATTCGCCTTTTGTGACGTTCCATACCAGTTGTGTGTCTCCTATGTGTTCGATTTGTTCCTGTATTTGCGCTATGGCGATTGCATAATCGTTTATGTGTGCCTCGATGTTTTTTATTCTTGTGTCATAATCGTTTAATGTTTTGTTTATGTCGGTTACAATTTCGTCAAGATATGCCGTGATGTGGTCAATTTCACACGCAATATGCTTTATTATTTCCTCTTGACTTTTGGCGTTCCAGTAGAACGCGGGTATGGCGGGCGTGTACGGCCATACCGAGTAAAACGGTAGATATGGAAACATTATTTTTCCTTCCTTGCTAGGTTGATTCGTTGCGCCAAAACGTCGGCGTATTGTTGCATGATGGCGTATTGTTTTATCAATAATTTATAGTGATTATCTGTCAGCGTTTTCTTTTTGTCCATTTGTTTCAATAGATAATCACCTAGTTTATTGATGGAATCGGTAAGCTTGGAATATTCGTTTTCGACGCGGGCTAATGTATTGGCGTCCATGAAAGCACCTCACTAGTAATTGTTTATGTTGATAGTCCATAACGGGCTAAAACATGATTCTAGATGGTCAAGCAACAACACGTCAATGTCTACATATTCGCCGTTGCGTATACGATTTACTTTGTCCATGAAATTACCGTTAGCGATAGTCTCGTATTGATTGTCAGTCGCGTTGCTTGCGTAGTCTTGGTTTTCGGTGAGCTGTGTCGCGGGAAAATCTGAAAACACGGTGCGCATTTTATGCCATATGTCGCTATCGCTGAGTATTATATCCGGGTTTTTATCTGCAAGCGCGTATAGTGGGCGTAATGTCGGCATTATTTCTTGTATGAGCCGTATGAAGTGTCGTCGCCATCTTGACGGCGGCATGACGCCTAGTTCCCGGTCGTAGAAACGGTTTTCGATTTTACGGCAACAGCGCGTGTATTGCGTGTCATCATAGGCAACGTCTCGCCATGACCATGCGGCATTATCCCAGTCAACACCGCCCGGCACGTCGAGTAGTTCGCCAAACGTGTACGTCATCACGCCATGAAATTCGTCGCGTGATTCGCACGGCTGATAGCTGTCTATGTCATTCTGCATTATCATCACCGTCCAATCGTTCGAGATTGTTCAAATAATCATAATTGCGTGAGATGTTGTCTTCGTTCCACACGACTTGTATCGGTTCCTTGAGGTATTTCGCAAATCTTGTGTTGAGAATATCGCAAGCGGCGCGGCGTTCTTCCAGTTCGCTGAGCGCACGTAGGTCGGTCGGTTCGCCGTAATCCTGTATTTCGTCGGCGGTCTGTCGTTCCATTTTCAAGGGTAGGTTTTTGATACCCAGCGCTTGATAGAACGAATTCCATGTGTTTTGTATGTCGTTCTGTAATTCCATGCCGATATATTCGACATTGGTTTTCAGGACGTTTGCTTTCATGGACTCGGTGAAGCCCGGTGTCGCCATGATTGCCATTTCACCGCCGCTTATTTGCTTGATAACGTTGATACCCGCCGTTTGCTGTCCGGCTGGAACTTCAAGGATAAACGGTGTTTTCTGATTGAAACGATTCTGTCGCCGCGTCATGTACAAATCTTCAATCTCATGCGCGAAAAACTCGATAGTCGGGATGAGCGGCGTGCGGGCACGGTTCGCGTAGATGAAAACACCATTTGAATTGTTCACCGGGAATCTCCAGCCGTTTATACCGTAGCTATCCCATTTCTTCGGCTTATAATACACGTTGAAATTCGAGGTTGTCACCGCTTGCGTGCTGAAAAACACTCCCGGTTTACTATGCGGAAACGCGATTGTCGCGTAGCCGAAATACAATAGATTGTATTCAAGAAACCATGCGTCACAAGTTTTCGGCAGATTCAACCACTTGAACCGTGATAACGCGATATTCAACATTTGAGAATACGCCATCGAATACGCTTGCGAGTTGAGCGTTTCGGACTGTTGCCATACCGGTGCGCCGCGTTCTCCCAGTTCCGCGCGGGTCAACGGCCTTTTATGCGTTCGTTTGCGTCCCAATTTTCCCACCTTATAGATTGTCGTGTACGAAGTCGCCGCCGACTTCCTCGGGCCTGTTCCATATTGTAACACCGGTATTGAAAATATCCCTGATTGTCTGCAATTGTTCGTTTTGCGCCAATGGGCATATCGTCCATATGTCGGCGGTCTGCCAATACGTGTAATGCTTGCACGGTATCAGCGTCGGTTTATTGTAGAGTTTGTTGCTTGCTATCCCGTAGCGTAGCATGTAATCGCCCGCCGCCGCTATCGCGCCGTTATCTTCGGTGACTATTTTCACGGTCATGGTGTCAAGCCCCGTGGCCTGTCTGAAATTGTCACCGCCATACGCGCCGACCGGTTGCGCTGGATGATTGAGCATGTCGCGCCATGACGCATTAGTGTTGTCGCGCGCGTTCATCATGATTCGTTTGGCGTTGTCAACCGTCACACCACGTGACGCGCCCGCGTTCGTGTTGGCCGTGCCCGTGCTTGTGGCGGTCATGTCGGTAGCCGCGCTTGTGCTGTACTGGTTAACGCGGTCGGCTTGTGTGTTCGCGCGAGTGGTCACGGCGGTGGCCTGTGTTATGGCATGTTGTGTTTGCTCGGTGTTGGCCTGTATTGCGGTTTTCGCTTTATCAGTTGCAACATAATTGGATGTCGCGTTGAGTTCCTGACTGTTAGTGATTGCAATACCGGTGTTGTAGCCCTGAAGCGCCGCGCCGCCGATTGCCATTGCGCCGGCCACCACCGGCGAGGCCGCGCCTCCTGTGCCGATTACCAGCGCGGCCCCCGCTATTGAGCCTATCGCGCTTGCCACGTTTGTTATTGCCTGTGTTTGGGTACCTTCCACAAAAGCTTTATTCTGTAGTGTATTATCATCACCTACATCACGGTTGATTTTGACCGTGCTAGTGCTCAAGTCAGCGGTTTGGCGTGTGTTCGAGTATGTGAGATTATCCGAGCGCACACTATTTGATTCGTTTTTTATCTCGGTGTCGCGTTGATTCGCGCGTGCGGTGTTCGATACCGTCGCCGCACTGCTACGATACGTGTTTGCTTGACTGACATTAGCCGAGCGCGCGCCGTTTTCATATGTCAGCATGGCGTTTTGCCGTGCCTGACTTACGGCGGCATTGTAAGTGGCGGCGCGTTGCGCGTCGATTGCGCGGCGTTGCAACGCATATGTCGGTATGTCATGGGATATGAGCGTTTTGAGCGCGTCCGCGTTCGGCACGTCGGCGGTAATGGTGGCCCCGTTGATGGCGTTGATGGTTATTGACGTGTCGCCGTCGCCCCCTACGCCGTCAAGCCATGCGAGTTGTCGTAGTATCGGGTAGCTTAATGACGTGACGGCTTGCACTGAGAGGTGGCCGCATTCCGCTATTTCCACTCGGGTTTTATTGCCGATATTGTCGGATATTTCCAAGTGCGCGTAGGGTGCGAGGTACAGTCGTGTTATTTTGGCGTATTCCGGCGAATAACCGAAGTCATTTGTGGTTAGATTAATGTCCGCTAGTTTTGTGCGCGCGCCGCTGACCGTATGCCATGCAACATCATTAACCGTAGTGCTGGTTCTGAAGTGTATCATGTTTGCCGTGGCAACGAAAACAGATACGATTTGTGACATGATATGCGGATAATACGCAAACATCGTATCAAAATAATCACCCGATACTTTGGATGATTCGAGCGCGTACATGTACACGTTGCTTGCGGTGAGGTTATCAATGGTATTATATGACGTACCCGCGCCGGTTACGTTTGACGTGTTTATGTTCCCGGCACCCCATATAAAACCGTTGACCGTTTCGTCGGCGTTAGTGTATGACGGGCTGGTATCCGTGACGTTTGTACCGCGCATATTGTTCATTGATTGCAATTGTTGCGGGGAAAACGTTGCGGTCAAACATATGTATCTTGTACCGTTTTGCAAATTGATAGGCGTGCTTTTTTTGATGTTCGTAGCCGCGTTGCCATAATCAACGTCGGGCAACGTAAAATCACGACAGTTGGCCCGTGGGTTTTCCAACAGTTTTTGCGGTGTCGTTTCCGTCAACGGCGCGTGTCCGCGTGACAACAGCAAACCGTTTATTGTGGTGCTGTTGATATAGTCCGTCCATACATCACGTACAAGCGTGCATGTTGTCGTGTTCGGCGCTTCCGCGCGTACCGACGTAATGAAAAAGTGATAGCGTGTCTGCACGTCGGTTTTCTGATACGGCGTATTGACAATGTCACGCGAAAAATCAACGATAATGTAGTTATACCGTTGCGCCGTCATATACGGTACGGGCAATTTTATACCGTCCGTATCGGCGCGCGCGATATACATGTTAGTCGTGAGCTTGACGGTTTCCCCGTCCAGCGCGTCGAACCATGCGTCCCTTGCGGTATCGTCCGGGAATTTCACGACGTCATGATAATCATCGTACCAGTTCACGCGGCACAACTTTATTACCGTGTTTGGCGTCCAGACATTGTAATCGAAAACATTACGGTACTGTTCGTACACGCGCGTATCAGTATCGGGAAACGTCGTAGCATTTTGCAGATGTGGAAAATCCATATCATACCCTTCCATATACGAAAAAAATGGGTGGTGTTTCACGTGAAACACCACCCATTTTAACATGCGGGATTATTTGACGGTGAACGTGCAAGACGCGGAATGTTCCGTGGTCTCGCCGTTCGGGTCGACGTAAGTCGCGGTGCCGGTCACGGTGATTACGTCGCCCTTCGTGAGGCCGTTACGCTGGACATGCAAGCGGGCTTGGTCATCGACGAACGTGTTCACATCGAGCTCGAACGACGCGCTTGGGGTCGTGTCCTTCGTGGCGTGCTTGGCAGACACCTCATAAGTCGCCGTATTCGGCGCAACCTCGATGGCGGTGCCCGTCGGCTGTACGGTGGCGGTGAGCTTCGGCGTGAGCTGTACCACGTCGCCCGCCGACACGTTACCCGTAGTCGGGGCCAGCGTGAAACCGGTCACGGTCTGCGTCACGACCGTGATACTGGTACCCGCGTCTGTCGTGAACAACGCACACGGGGTGAACGGCGACACGCCGTAGATACCCCAATGGTTCAAATACAGCGTGTTGCCAAGTGTCTGCGGGTTATAGAATTGGGTGGTGCCATACATGATGTCGCGCACCTGATACCAGTCGGTTGCAACAAGCAACGCGACAGCACCGGTGATGCCGAGGCTAGGCACCTGAACGATACGATACGGCACTTCGGCCTTGTCCAGCTGGAACACGGCGCTCAATGCGTCAACGTCAAGCGACGCGAGGTATTCCGGTTCAATCAGCAATACCATTTGCTGTGGGTTGGCGTATGCCGGGATGTCGGTCACGTTCAGCGCGTTGTATTGGGTGCTGGGGAACTGCATACGTCCGGCGGTCGAACGCAACGCCTTGAGCAGTGTCTTGGCGGTGGTTTCGTCGCTCGGGATACTATCAAGGTGTACCTTGTAGAAGCCGAGATTTTGTTCATAATGATTAATCAGCGCAAGCATGATGTTCATCTCATCGTAATTATCGCTGTTGCGCGGTGTTTCCATGATTTGCGCGATAAAACGGTTCAGACCGAAGTCATCCACGAACGCCTGTCGCAATTCGTCTTCAGTCCATGATATCGGGTACTGATCACGGCGGTTCATCTCGTAGAACCAGACGGCGGCCTCGGGGCGGTGCATTTTCAGCAACTCTTCGGCGTCATCCTTGTACCCGTGCGCCTTAATCCATTTGACGGCAATTTCTTGCACGGTCGAACCCCAGTAGAGATTCTCTTTCTTGAAAATCGCCAACGGGTTTTCAAAAGGCGCGTTCTGAGCCATTACGGTGAGTCCGATACGGTTCACCATGTTCCACACACAATCATTCAAATATTGGCGGTTCATGGGGTCGAACAGATAACGCATGGTATTCGCCACGCCGGTTTGCGTCGCGCTCGGAATGCGTTGCTGGTAGTCATCGGTGCCCTTGGTACGGACTTTATCCAAAATCGTCGCATTGTCTACAGCCATGATATTTTACTCCTATCCGTTACAGCGTGTAATCGAGGTTTTCCAAGTCTTCCGCCGCCGCCTGTGCGATTGCTTCCGCCGCGTCATCGTCGGTTTCCTTGACGGTTGCGCCGTTTTCGACCATCTGCGCCACGGAGTCCGTGAAATTGTCGTAGATTCCGTCGATTCGTTCGTTCATTGCGTCAATTTTATCAAGCAACCGTGTAAGCATGTCGCGCAAATCATTGAACTCGCCCTCACGGTGCGATTCGTCGGGGGTGAGGTCATCACGTTCGGCGGTGTCCCTCTCCTCGGTGGTTTCGTCATCCATTTGTTTTTCCTTCCATGTGAAAAAAGTCGTATCGGCGTGATACGGGCCGATACGACTTAAGAATAGCATACTTGCGACATGACTCACAGTAACAACCGGCGCGCTTATCCCTTACGGCCATATCATTGGCGGAGTCAACCGTGGATATCAATGACAATGTTTTAGCGGTCTCACTGTGGTATCTCTTTGTATGCCGTATTTATTTTACACCGAAATTCTTTAACATTTCACTTACGGCGTGTTGTGTTTCCACCGTGTCATATCTCAAATAGCCTAGCGCGTAATACGATGTAAGATTTTTAATCAACTCTTTTGCCATATTCGCAGTGAGATAGTTAAGCTTGTTATCATCTAGCGTGATTGCAAAATATGGCACATGTGCGCCGCCGTCGTATTTCGTAGAGAGAAAAACATACCCGCAACGCATATCAACATACACCCCATATTCTTGCCGAAACCAACGGAACACATAAGTGAGTTTCGCGTGCTTATGCGGTTTTTCGATAAAATCGGTATCAAATTGCCGAAACTTGTTTTTTGCTGTCATATCATCATTGTTTTTCAGCATACGCCCCGCAACAGTGTCCTTTGCCTTTTGCTCGGCGTAGTCATCGTCTCGCACGTAATCAAACAGGCATGTCTTGCCGTCAAGCCATTGTAAACCATACTCGGGATTGAGGGGCACTTCATAACGTCGAAAATACGGATTGAATGCGTCGCAAGCGTTACCCAAAAGGAATATTCGCGGTTTACGTAGCTCGGTATCATCGGCACGTTCACGCGTCACGGTATCCACAATTTTCGCCAATTGTTCAAACTCGTTTTTCAAATACGTATGATATCTATCGTCATTATCGATGATAAATTCATCCATACAAATGTTGCGCACGTTCACGTATGTGCTTTTCTTTTTTCGCTGTTGCATGGTTAAAGGTATAAAATAACCGCATATCCGCCACGGATTTTCTTTTTTACCGGTTTTCTTCCGTCGTATTTCAGCTATTTTATTGGTTGTACGGAATTCATAATCGGGAAAAATATTATCCTTTATAATACGGTCGAAATAGTCAGCGGCGACATCGTTGTTTTCCTCACGAAAACGGGCGATTTCCGCAAAACAATATCCGTTTTTCAAATAATCCTCTATCATGTATTTTCTCATACCGTAGGTTTTACCCAAACCACGCGCGCCGATAATCATGTTCACGTCCGCGTTACGCGGCAATATCAACGTCTTAAGCCGGTCATAGTAATATTTCGCCATCAATGCTCACAATCATGGGTCTGCCGTCCCTCACAATAAGTTCGCGCGGCAATGTCTCAACATTCCTATTATATACGTCCCGCATGTATGCAAGATTCTCGCCGTTGGCCTGTTTGTCCGATTCGCCAAGCCATCTGCCGGACGGATACAACGCTATCGCCTCGGGCGCGTCAACATGATATGTCGCACCCCGATAATCGGTGACGGTGCCGACGTACCTATCCCACACATGCGGGCGGTTGCGTTGCAACGTATGGCAAATCTCATAATCAACCAACACATCATAACCAAGTGCCAAACGTACCGTTTCCGCGAAACCATGCCCCATACGCATAATATCTTCGATACAGTCCTCAATGGTGTACACGCCGTCGGGCCGTGGCAAGCCCGCGCACGTGACATGCACGCGCCCGGACATATCCAGACTGACACGCGCCTTGTTCCACAGTTCCACGTGCTCGGCGTAACGAGTGGTGCCGCCGCAGTCCTCAACCTCGAACTTGCCGATATGGTCAAGCGTTGACGCCATGTCGGGCGCGGTGTTTCGTACACGCCTCATGGTAAGATTGATTGCGTTTTCTATCGCGGTGTGCAATGGTTCGAGCGCGTCCAACAGTTCCGTATCGGTCACGTCATTGGCGCAACTGATTTTAAGACTGTCGGTATCGCCGCCCGTGACGGTGACGCGATTCCCGAAACGTCGATATATCAACATCATGGCTATCACCAGATGCATACGTGACCCGGCTACAATTCGCATACCATACGTGTACAACACGCGCGGTGTCTTCGGACGCTTTTTCGCGAAATTCTCGGGAGTGCAAACCGTGTTTTTATCTACTTCCAGTTCACCGGTTTCCGTCACACGGTAATCGGCCTTCATGACGTCTTGCGCCTGAGTGCCATAGATACCATTGAATTGTCCCTTAACGGTGCTACCGTAATAGGATTGCAAAAATTTCACGCTTAACGTACCCGCCCTAGCGTCACGTGCGATACCCTCGGGTATGCTATCGGGGATATCACCCGCATACGGCACACCCTCGGTGTAGTGTTTAATCAGGTTTTTAACGTCGGTTTTACGCGCGAACAGCATGTTAGATTGTAGGGTCACGTAATCGGGCGGTACAATCGTTTTAGTGGTGGCCTCACCATACAATACATGCATTTCGTCAAACTCATACACCTGTGCCACGTTCCAAAGCTCAATCTCATTAACGTGCAAGATACATTCGTCCGCCCGATACAATTTTCCAAAAGCAAACGTCGGATTAACGGCACTATCAACGTAGCCGTGCGCCCTTACACTGTTTTCCTGTGTTTTCGCGCGTTCATTATTACTGTAATCGGTGTCCGCTTGCAACGTCCGCACAAACTTGGAACGCGGGCAAATCGCAATACCCCAATCGGAAAAACATGTGTTTTCCCGTAATCTAAGGTTTGTAAAACGTATCGCAACATGTACCCCCGTGCGAAACGGGTCACTATAATTACGCAATACATCTTCAAGCGGCGTGTCAACGATACGCTTACACGCGATTTGCAAAATTTCCGGCGGGGCAACCGCGAATTTAACCGGCAAGCGTCGCCCGTTGATAAACGCATGGTGCATTGACGTAACGTCAAGAGACGCCACGTTATCAACGACAACGCTTGCGGTTTTAGCGCTCGTAAAAGTCAAACCGCCACGAAAACATGCCTTACGCAACGCATAGGACTCATAGTTTTTAGGAAACTCTTGATTACACGTCATTTCAAAAGCGCGTTGCAAAGTGATTTTCTTGCCGCCTTGCAACGTGACGCGCCGTCCGCCAATCTCACGGCGCGCCATCTGCCGAACAAGCGAGGTTTTAGTCAATACGCGGCAACCCAGCATGTCGGGCGTGAGCCAATGGTTCGCACGCAACAGCCATTGCAAATACTGCGGTATCACCTGTACATCACGCCGCGCGTAAAACAGTTCTTCCTCGGTCAACGGCGTTTCAGGTGTACGTACCAGCGAGTAATCCCAATCGCCCACCGCTTTGGGCAAGCCGCATGTCTCACCCATAGCGCGTAGGCCGCCCATTTCAAGATAAAACGTATCCCAAAAACGGCACACCACATTACCATCAACGCACAAATCAAGCGTGTACACGCTGGTTGCGGTCTGCGCGTTGACCTCAATCGTATACGATTGCGCCAATTCCAACATGAGAGTTTGCATGTCGAACATGAGATTATACGCCGCGATTATCGGTACATAACCATGCGCACGACCATACGTAATCAAATCATCAATGTACGCTAACGCTTCGGACGTGCGCCGGTAAAAACGTACATCGTCCGAAACGGGGTCATACGATTCCAACGGGATAGCCCGCAAATCGTTGAAAATGTATAATATCGGATACGCGCGTGTTTCGGCACCCTCATCAATATTCGTGGTTTCGGTGTCGAATATCGCCGCAATTCTGTATTCTTTGCGTGTTTTCATCTCACCACGTCGGGGGAAACCGCTACTAGCCATATCGGGCTACCGCCGTCGGTATCCGTATAATCCTCCAATTCGCCCGTGTGCGCTTTCATGCTTTTGGCGTACTGTAGTACTTTTTCGTTTCGCGCCATAATGGTGTCAAAAAGCCCACTCAACGAGTCCGCGTCATATGCTTTCATCACGGCTTCCAAACGTTTATCAGGCAGTATATTAGGTTTCTGCCATATGTTTTGTGTGTATCGCCAAAAAATCTTGACTTTTTCCCGGCCAAGCTCACCCAGCACGCTCGGTTGCCCCTTGGACGCCATTCTCATTTCTATGCGGAAAATGTTAAACGACCGTCTGCGTTCCATTGCGCGGCCCTTGCCGCCGCGTACCTCGCTAACCTGTCGCACAAGCGTATCAGCGACCTCATTGGCGCGCTGATACAATTCATCACGTATGGCGCGATTACTCACGCGCCCGACATATGTTTTTTTCAACTGCGATTCAAGCCGTTGAATATAATTCCGTCGCGCGTTTATCTCGCTCTCGGGCATGGTATCCGTAATGCTTTTTTTCAGACTGTTTATCGCACGGCGCACGCGCTTGCGTTTCGCGGTTAAAACGTCCGCCTGTTTATGCGCTCTAGGCATGATTACACCACCACCATAAAAAAAAGCGCCACATTGTTTTTATGGCGCTTTTTTCTCATTTCAAACTACTTAATTTCAAGCGATTTAGTAGACCTACCACCACCGAGCGGGGTCGTTTTCACTGCCACGGGGATACCGTTAGGCGCGTTAAAATCGGGGAACATGTCATAAATATCCAACACGCTACGATAAATGCCCTGTGACTGACTGAAATACGTATTACCGTCATTTGCAAAAAGATAGACGTTAACGCACTTCTGTCCCGTCTGAGAACGCACGCCCGGCGCGGTGTACGCGCCAATGACCGTTAGCGGCGTGTCACCGATAGCGTTCAGCGACAACGCATTGTTACGCGCGTTGACAATAGCACGTTTGCCCTCAAAAGTGCTGTTGTCCATCGTACAAATGTAACGATAATTGTCTACAGTGATTTGAGCGGTTTCATTAGCGGTGTCGTTCATCTGTTCATTGTTTTCGGTCATGATGTTTCCTTCCAAAATCAGAACTCGGGTTCGTTATCGTTGTCGTTATCGTTGTCGGTATCGTTGTCGGTATCGTTGTCGGTTACGATACGTTCGGCGTGTTCGACGAACGTGTCAACGTCCATAGCATACGTTGTCTTGTGTACGGTGATATCATCAATCAGGACGTTGACGATACCCGCGTCCATAAGCGCCTTAACTGCTTTTTCAACGGTGCGAATATTTCCGGTGGTGTGAAACGTTTGCATTTCGCCGTTTCGGTCATAGTAGCTGATATCGCTATCAGCGATTACCTTACGAATCTTGCGCATATTATTATCCTTTGTATCTGTTTTTTCTGTTAACATTTTTGCTAACACATATATTTATAACATAAAAAATCGGAGCGCGCAAAAGCGACACGCCGATTATTAATAATGATTATCAGTAACGCAAAATCTGACCCGGATAAATCAAACTCGGGTTAGACAAACCATTAACCGACGCGACACGTGACCAATCGGCCCCGAAAACAGCCCACAAACTATCACCCGGTTGCACCGTATACGTGCGCGCCACACTCGTATTCGGCTGCGCAACAGTGCCACCGCCATAGCAAACGGTTTCGCCGGGATATATCACATTGGGATTACCGGACGCATACCCCGTCCAATCAGACCACGGCCACAGACCAGTCGCCGCCGCGATACCGGCCAACGTGTCACCCGGCCCAACCGTGACACACGTAGACGCGCAACCCGCGTCCGGCACCGGTTCCGGTGCCGGGGTCGAAACACCGCCATCACGCTCGCCACGCGCATAGGCGTCCCACTGCCACCGCTCGCCACGGAAATAATTCAAGTCCAACGGGCCATAACCCGACACGTAACCGTTAGATGTATACTGTCGCATAGCCTCACCATACGCGTCATACAGCCACGGCCTCTCCTGATAACCAGTCGGCACGTTCGACGCATATTGTGCAACCCAAACACCGCAATACTCACGCACATACGGCGTGAGCTGACCCAACGAATACGCCCCCGTATAAACGATAGGCCATACTTTCGTGCGGTCATACACGCGCCGCACCCAAGTCTCGACCCACGTGCCGTTACCAAACTGCGGGTTATCATCAGCCTCCCAGTCTAATGCAAGCACGGCACGCCCGACATATCCGGCGACATTATCCACAAAAAAATCAGCTTCGGCAACAGCGTCATTGCCCATTGCATAATGATACACGCCTATGCTCTTGCCGCTGTCCACTGCACGACTGAGCTGATAATTTGCGGCCTGATTTATGCCATTAACCAGACAGACATTATTAAAACCGCCAATACCCCAAGTCGCACCGGCCACAACAAAATCAGCGTCCAATACATACGTATCGATATTACACTGCCAATTGCTCACGTCAAAACCACGCATATTCGCGCTTGCCGACGGTACGAAAACCAACGACAACACGCATACGCACGCCAATATACTACGCCATATTCGCTTCATCAACATTATCACCCCCTTTATCATCCTTAAGCAACGCGATAAGCTCTTCGGTCAAAATATTGTTCCGTGTCATCAAATTATTAAAATCGCGAAACGTCGTAGCAATAAACCACGCCATAGCGCAACACGCAACAATCGGAAAACCAACACTACCCACAAGGGCGGTGATAGAACTCATATCCATATGCATACACCTCATACGAAAAAAGGTCACAACACGCCAAACGGCATGTCATGCTAATATATCACAATAACAATAATGATAACGATTCTCAATAACCGTGGCCTATCCGGGAATTGAACCCGGCCCGCACATTTTATAAGAATGCCGCTCTAACCAATGAGCTAATAGGCCAAACAACACCATACTACACCCCGTATCCTTCCACAAATTCAACCGCATTAAAGCAATATCATCAGCATAATGCGCCATCACAAAATCAAACAAACCAACACAATCAAAATCACACCCAGTCTCATAATGCCCTACGCGCATACGATGTATACGACGTGAGCCCTTAACCATACTACCACCTATATAAAAAACGCTTACGACCATTACAACTATGATAATCCATCACGCCCAATGTCTCCTACTATAACCGAGAAACACCATATTTACATTATCACCAAAAGACACCATATTATCCCACGTAAAACCAATTGGAAACATATGCACTATTTCATCAAAATCAGCGTAACATTCCACAAAATCATAATAACTATAACCCATCTCAAGCAAACGACGAACACAATAATAATTCATAAAACTACACCTAAACATTTTTAATCACTCCTATTTTTTCGTTTGTTTTTACCGACAACACCAATACTAGCACCCGCAAACCACGACACACCGAAACATCAAAAGCCCGGTAGGCCATCAACCTACCGGGCTTCATCACACTCACTTAAACAATGCGGTATACACGCTTTTATTGCACCCATATAGCACACAACAAAACACGACACGCCGACACGGCACGTTTCCCCGTTCCATTTTTTTCGCTAGCACACGACACGCCACACGTCAAACTTGCACGGCGTGTCGCGGCTTAATGGGAACCATTCTCAATAAGATCGGAAGAGCGTCGT